GATCAACCGGCTTAAAAATCCAAAACATAGAACTATTTTGAGAAAGACCTACATCAATAAGATGTACGTTGATGACATCTGTGACAGCATGGGGGGGATGAGTTCCCCCACTTACTATCGTTTAAAGAAACAGGCAGTAAAGGAGCTTGATGTTATTCTTTCAGAATTGATAGTAAATGATAGTAACGGTACAGGCATGAAGCCTAAAATCTGCTAAAATGGTAGTATCAAATGCTGAGGCAGATGGTACTCCTATATACATGAGGCTTTGTCCTCTTGTGATGGTGAGAAAGGTTCTGGCAGTTTTTTTCTTATGTTGCTCCCTTAAAACTGTCTCTGGTTCAATACCAGACACCATCTTAAATGACTACAAAAAATAAAAAATAAATATTCTTTCTAATTAACAAGCAAGTCTGTAGTCTACTTGCACTAAGTCACTCTTTGAGTGGCTTTTTTATTTTCACCAATTAAACAAAGCAGGGAGGAGGGCATGGCTAATAGTGAACTAGCAAGAAAAGACTATGAGGCAGGTATGAAGTACAAAGACATTGCAGCTAAGCATAATGTCTCAATCAATACTGTCAAATCTTGGCAACGTAGACACGGATGGAGTCGTGGTAAAAAGGGTGCACCCAAAAAGTCAAGAGGTGCACCTATTGGGAACAAGAATGCAGTAGGACATGGAGCTCCTAAAGGAAACTCAAACGCTGTGACTCACGGCTTAAGAAGACGGTTCCTCCCTGAGGGTATCTCTGAGCTTGTGGATGAAGTAAGGGCCATGTCTCCTATTGACATCCTTTGGGAAAATATCACGCTGACTTATGCCAATCTACTACATGCTCAGCGTATTTTGTATGTGCAGGATGTTGAGGATACTACAAGTCTTGTCACAAGCACGGCTAAAGGTGGTGTAGGTTATGAACATCATACGGCATGGGATAAGCAAGGCAAGGCGTTAGCTGCAATGGCAAGGGCTCAGTCAGAGCTAAAAAGCATGATTAAGACCTATGATGAGCTCACACGTTCCCCTCTTGTTACTGAGGAACAACGCTTGAGGATTGATAATCTCAAGGCTCAGCTAGGCTCTAATGATGAGGATGACACAGTCATTACTGGATTTACATTTGATAGGAGTGAGTATAATGGCGATACTGAACCTAGCAAAGTTGATTAACCCAGTTTTTGATGAAGTCCTCTACACGCTCAAGAGCCACATAGTGCTCAAAGGTGGCCGTGCCTCTACTAAATCCTCTGTAGTGTCCATTGACCTTGTAAATGACTTTATCAATGACCCTAACGGAAATGTGGTAGTGCTACGCAAAGTAGGTAAATACCTGAGAATGTCAGTGTATGAGCAGATAAGATGGGCCATTTATGAGATGGGGCTAGCTAATCAGTTCAAGTTTGGGAAATCTCCCTTACAAATCACTCACAAGAAAACAGGTACAGCCTTTTATTTCTACGGTGTAGACGATCCAATGAAACTCAAATCCCAAAAGATAGCTAAAGGCTATGTCATGGCTGTATGGTTTGAGGAATTAGCTGAGTTTGCAGGGCGTGAGGACATTGATATAGTTGAGGATACTTTCATCCGTCAAGAGTTGCCAAACGGCAAAGAGGTCAAGGTCTATTTCACATACAACCCTCCAAGGAATCCCTATGATTGGATTAATGAGTGGGTAGCTGAGAAAGCTAGTGACCCAACTTACATGATACATCACAGCACCTATCTTGATGACAAGTTAGGTTTTTTGTCTAAGCAGATGAAAGACAAGATAGAACGCTACAAAGAGACGGATCCTGACTACTATCGTTGGATGTATCTAGGCGAGGTAATCGGTTTAGGTAATCATGTTTATAACATGAGCTATTTTAAGCCACTAGAAAGCCTCCCAGACAACGACAAAGTGATAGGTATATCATTTGCCCTTGATACAGGACACCAACAATCAGCGACGGCCTGTGGAGCTTATGGGCTAACTGCCAAGGGTAATGTTATCTTGCTTGATACGTTCTACTATAGTCCAGCTGGCAAGACCGTCAAAAAGGCACCTAGCGAGCTCTCTGTGATGATCCATGACTTTATAGACAAGGTCATGAAGACCTACAGAGTGCCAAAGCTCAAGATGACTATTGATAGTGCTGAGGGGGCTTTGCGTAACCAGTATTTCAAAGATTATGGCGAACGCTGGCATCCAGTGGCCAAGAAGAAAAATCAGACTATGATTGACATGGTTATCAGTCTACTAGCTGAGGGGCGTTTCTACTATCTTGATACCCCTAATAACAAGGTCTTTGTAGAGGAGCATAAGATGTACCGATATGATGACAAGACACTTAATACAGATGACCCCAAAGTTATCAAGGAAGATGACCACACGGTGGACGAGTTCAAGTACTTTGTCCTAGACAACGCTAGAGAGCTAAGACTAAAAGCCTAAAGGAGCTAATATGGGAATAGTACAGACTATCAAGAATTTTTTTACAAGGAGCAAGTATGTGATGACAGCACAGAACTTAACGAATATCACTGATCACCCTAAAATAGCAGTGTCATCCACAGAATATGATCGCATTAGGGAAAATCTCAAGTATTATGCAGGACATTATCCACAGATTGAGTACATTGACAGTAACAACACGCCTCAAAAACGAGCTTTCAACCATCTGCCTATTGGACGTACAGCAGCCAAGAAGATTGCAAGCCTAGTTTTTAATGAACAGGCCGAAATCAAGCTAGACGACAAGGACGCTAATAAATTCATTCAGAAGCAACTGCAAGATGACCGATTTGTCAAGAACTTTGAACGCTACTTAGAGAGCGGCTTGGCTCTTGGTGGCTTAGCTATGAGGCCATACGTTGATAGAGACAAGATAAGAGTCTCTTTCATCCAAGCGCCTGTCTTTTTGCCATTGCAAAGCAACACACAGGACGTCTCTAGTGCTGCTATTATCACTAAGAGAATCAAATCCGAGGGAAACAAGCAGAAGTTTTACACGCTGATTGAGTTGCATGAATGGGGCAAAGATGACAAGTATACGGTCACCAACGAGCTCTACAAGTCTGATAATCAGAACATTGTAGGCGCTAGGGTTCCTCTATCAGACTTCTATGAGGATCTTGAGGAAGTGGTAGACCTGAACGGCTTGAGTCGTCCACTCTTTACTTATCTGAAAACTCCAGGGATGAATAATAAAGATATTAACTCAGCTCTTGGGCTGTCTATCTTTGACAATGCCAAGACTACAATGGACTTTCTTAATACGACCTATGACGAGTTTATGTGGGAGATTAAGATGGGTCAGCGCAGAGTGGCCGTCCCTAGTCAAATGATTAAAGTTGAGTACAATCAGGAGGGCGAAAATGTCACAGTCAAGCGTGAGTTTGAGGCTGGACGTAACGTCTATGAACAGATTGATTCAGGAGATATGGACAAGGGCGTAGGCATTACAGACCTTACAACGCCAATCCGCTCAGATGACTATATCAAAGCCATCAATAAGATCCTGGCAATCTTTGAAATGCAGATAGGAGTATCTTCTGGCACCTTTACCTTTGATGGCAAGAGCTTGAAGACAGCTACTGAGGTTGTCTCAGAGAACTCTGACACTTATCAAATGAGAAACAGCATTGTGAGCCTAGTAGAGCAGTCTCTAAAAGAGCTCATTATCTCAATGCTGGAATTGGGCAAAGCCTACGGACTCTATAAGGGAAATATCCCTGAAATGGAGAAAATCAGCATTAACCTAGACGACGGAGTCTTTACAGACAGAAATGCCGAGCTGGACTACTGGGTTAAGGTTGTAAATGCTGGTTTTGCTACGGATGTCATGGCCATTGAAAAGGTGCTCAATGTTACGCCTGAAAAAGCTAAAAAAATCAAAGCTGAAATCAGTGGCAATGCTATTGATGAGGCAAGCGGAGAGCGCAGTCTTGAGGATGTAGGAGTGTATGGAGAATGAACTTACTAAAACGGATTTCAGAGAACTTTATGCAACAAGTAATGTCATTTATAGGGATTAAAAGCCCCTCGCTAGAGGAGAAAGCTAGCAAGTGGAATAGTGGAGGCTATCCGTGAAAGACAAGAAGAAACCAATCAAGCTAAATGATGAGCAGCTAATGCTTGACGCTAGTCAGGTTGCAGACATCTATCATCAGCTAACTCTTGACCTTTTTGACCAGGTAATAGATCGTATCAAAGAGCGTGGCTCTGCTAGTCTCGATGACAACCCTTATATTTGGCAACTTGAAAAAATGAATGAGATGGGCCTGCTCAATGAAGATAATCTCAAGCTCATTTCTGACCGCTCAAGCATTGCTGAGGAGCAACTTAGGTATGTCATCCAAAACGAGGGCTACAAAATCTACAAAGACACCAAACAGCAGCTTTTAGAGGTGACTGGTGGAGGTGGTTTTGCTGGTAACTCTATCATTCAGACCAATCTAGCTGCTTATGTCAATCAGGCTATGGGAGATATAGATAACCTTATCAATACCACCCTGCCAATGAGTGTGAGAAAGGTATATCAGTCCATAGTCCAGGAGAGCGTGGCCAAGGTTGTCACAGGACTCATTACCTCCGAAAAGGCTATCTCTGACACAGTCATGAAATGGGCTAAAAAAGGCTTTTATGGTTTTACGGATAGCCAAGGCAAACGCTGGAGAGCTGATACCTACGCTAGGCAAGTTATCAAGTCCACGGCTTGGCGTGTCTATCGTGAGGTCAGAATGGCTCCTGCTGAGGAGTTGGGGATAGATACCTTTTACTATCACAAAAAGGCCACAGCAAGAGAGATGTGCGCTCCTTTGCAGCATCAGATTGTAACCACTGGAGTTGCTAGGACGGAAAAAGGGGAGCGTATTTTGGCGCTATCAGACTACGGCTATGGATATGCTGGAGGCTGTCAGGGTATTAACTGTACTCATGAGATGACACCATACATTCCGGGGGCTAACTACAAGCCTGATTTGCCTGACGAGTTAAGAGACTTGACTC